CAAACCAATCTTCGCCATGTGTGTCTTCTCTATTACACCATAGTTTAGCGTCTTCAAGACTTAATCCTTCCTCAACTGTTTCGTTCTCATGCTTATCCTTAAAAAAACGAATTATTTTATATGTGTCCATTGTTTATCCTTTTTTAGTTTGTTTAGTTGTTGGTGGAGTAGGCGATACTTCGTTATTGAGTTATACTCGCTTCATACCGCCTATCTCCGATAGGTTAGTTTTTTCGGAAACTTTACTAGCTTCTATTTGAACTAACTTATTTCTTGAAGACTTTTCTTTTGTAGTCTTGCCATTTCTTATCAGCATTAACTCGGCTCAACTCAGCTTTTAAAATGCTCAGCTTGTCAGCCGTCTTAACACCTTTAGGACATTGGCAAGGCATACCCGAATTATCAAACCATCTAGCGTCTTCTGTTAGTGTAAAAGTTGACACTCCAATTTTAAAAGTTTTTAAATAACCTTTATAGTTTGAGCCGTCCTTTTCAACTAAAGAACTTTTGCCGTCTAGTCTGCCGTATATTCTAGGAATATATACAAAGTCTTCTGAGTATATATCAGAATAATACTTGTTCGTTTCAGGTATTACTTTGGCTTCCTTGTTTGTTTGCATTGTTTGTTTAGACAAAACATAACGCCGTCTAGTCATATAACGGCTGAATTAAATTCGCCGTCTAGTCTAATACTACATGATTAATAAAAAGCCGCCGTCTAGTCTTTACTACGGAAACTAAATTAAAAATTTAGCTATAATATTACACAACTATATTTAGTGTTATGTGTTTGTCTGTTTTTGACTTATACTTTTATATAAGTCTCAAAGCGGTCAATTTCTTAACCGCTTCAAGTCTTATAGTTTGTTATTTTTTCTTAGTTTAGCGATATAATAAAGCATAGGAATAAAAACTAAGCCAATGAGACACCCGAAAGCAGTCCCAAAGGCTAAGTTCCACGAGAACGTAGAAGCACCCCCCGCAAAGTCGCTTAGTGTGTTTCCAAGTCCCGCGCCTACAACCGCACCTAGACCAAATTTAAACCTTTTCGGTAAAAACTTCTCTAGTTCAAGTCCCGTCATAGCTCCTAAAATCATCACTCCATTATCTATAATTCCATAAATAATAAAATTAATCATTTTTTATTTTTTCTATGTACGCCCTTTATATCATCTTCAACTAATTTGATAAGA